AGTTCTGTCTTATCCATTAAATCGGACGGGGTCCTAAGATAGAAAAGCTTTGCGTCATGTACAGCATTAATCATTCTGTTTAGATCGGATTCAGTATATCCTAACATCATAGTAGAAACTCATCTCCCTCTATATAGCCATAGTATTCGTTATACTGTTGCTTTAATTCATCTGAGGCATATGCCATAAATTGACGTTCAGCATATTCAGGACCTTCATCACAATTTGCGTTGGACCAATTTTCATATAGGTCCTCCGCAATTTCTTGTATCATTGCACCTGTAATGTGCTCTGCTATTGTATCTATAAATAGTTCAGCCATTATACTTCCGCCTTTTCTGTAGAAGGTAATAATACCATATGGGTCTGACATTCTTTCATAGCCTCTTCATCTTGCCAAGAGCCTTGATTACAGTTTGAGCAGAATTCACCGCAGTCATCTTCACAATAACTCAATGTATCAAAAGACTGGCAAGCATAACAACGGTTTTCCCATTCTGCCAATTCCTTTACTTCACCACGGACAATCTCATATTCCCCACCCCAACCTGTCTCTTCCTCAAACTCTAAAGTAAGTAGGCAATTAGGAACAAGATTACTTAGTTTAGTTAAGATAGTTACAGCAGGTGACCAAGCAGTTTCATATTTGTAGACAAGCCAGTTGTCATCACCTTCTGATTTATATTCAAGTAATTCTGTTTCAGGATATCCATCATCGTCACGGACGGCTACATCCCATTTAGTTCCCCAGTTAGATGTATTCCACGAATACCAATCTTTTTGAGTTTTAGCATGTGCAACTTCTTTAGCAAACCAGTCAGGTGCACTCGTGTCTGTTCCCAGTCGTGTAGGTTGGCAGGCATATTCTTCATCAGTAATTCCGTCATCTTTATATGAATGGATATTATGGAAAGCAAAGACAGGGTTAGAATAACTTACCTGTGTAATTTTGGTGGGGAAACCTGAAGAACTAATATCACCCATACCATATGTCTCTTGTGCTAATGTAAATGGAGCATTCAATCTATCTTTAATCATATCTACCTCAGACTTAGGTCCTTGAATAGTTAATGTGTTATAACACCAATTTGGCATTTTATATCCTTTCGTTGATATGTTCTTATTATACATTGGACCACTGACATATGGAATAGTATTTGGGTGTGAGTCACACCACATTTTATTCAGAATGTGGTCAAGATCACAAATTTTCAGGAGTTTTCATATTGACACCGTAAAAGAGATCTGCTACCCTCATATCTTTTGTGGGCAAAAGAAAACCCCCAGCTTATAGCTGGGGGTGTATGAATATGGCTGCTGATTTCCAACGAAAGAAATAAACCGCTTTACTTAGCGCCTGGCCCGCAGACTAGTTAGACGCACCACTTCATTTCTATATTAAAACCAGGACCAAGGTCCTAGACTAATTATACCATACTTGGTTGACTGGAATACTTAGAGACAAATGCATCCAGCGAAGTACTGAAGACTTCTGTCTGCAGGTCCTCTTCCATGAGGGTAAACGTTTTAGCGGCCCAGTTAATAACAGGTACCTTGTGCTCGTTATCACCTAATGTGTTAACGCTAAGGCCCCAGCCTGTTTCGCTAGCCCATTCTTCATTTACTAATTGACTAACACAAATACGTGTTGCATATGATTCATCGGTCCACCTAGGACGTGCCTGCTCTACAGCATTTGCTAAATTCTCTAGCATACGATGTCCAGCCCAGTGTCCGTATAGAAATATTGTATCGCCCTTGCGGTCTTTAAAACCGAAGTTTGCTCTGTCGCCCATATTTATTCCGCCGTTTCTAGTTGAGGTACTTCTGATTCTTCCTTATTCAATTCTATCACTTCGTATGAGACCTTGTCAAGCGCCTCTTTGTTCTTATTGAAATGGTGCCCGCAAAAAGCTAACTCACCATCCATAAGTTTAATTAGATACATTGCTTGTGCGGAGCTGCATTGATCACAGCCAATCCAAATGTTTAGATCTTCCATAATCATAGTTTACCACCTTCTATCATCTCACACAGACGATCAAGGATCCAAGAATCAATGTCGTTGATATCAATCTCTGATAACCTTTCCATTAATTCTTCACGAGCAAACTTATACCCGTCATCAAAACCATCTTTGTAATCTGACATTACTTCTCCTTGTATCCTGTCGCTTCTCTGTCGGACCAATATGATTCTGATAAATTATATTTGTCACGAATGCGACTTACTTTCTCAATACTACCAGTTCCAACATTGAAAGTCAATGGTGGCATAAATTCGGGGTCGAGCCCTGTGATTTGTGCATCCCAATAAGCCATCTCAAGAGATAGCCTATCGGGAGCAGTCAACTCAAAATACATTATGCTTCTCTAACGTGGCAAACTTCGGTGTCATCAATTTGGATGTTACCGTTATTTGAATCAGCATAAAGAGCATCTGTGACTTCTGAATCTAAATCTAATTCATAATCAGAATCAAGAATGTTATATGTGTATGTTCCGCTAACTTCAAGAGTTGCGGTGAATAGAACTTCACGAACTAGTTCAATTGAAAGCGCCTCAGCAATTGCACGAAGTGTATCTTTATCTTCTGAATCTTCATATGCTTCAGTGATAATATCTTTGACTGTGTCAATCTTGCCTTGAAGGACGTGGACTGTTTTCTGTGATTGACGTCCATTGTGCAAGTCCCATTCAAGAGATGCAACTTTGTCAGTTGCATATTCTGCATCTGAATAACCACGGATTACTTTGTAGGTAACCAAAAGGTTAGGGTTATATGTATCGGGAATTGGTGATGTTGTTACTGTTGTTTCCATTGGTTCCTCTTTCGTTAGGGGTGTATCTGTATAAGGTATTGTAGCATCTTCCACTGACAATAATGTGCAACTGGTCCCACATCTGCATGTGAGGTCCATCACACCTGCTGGCCATCCATATCCATCTTTAAATGTATATTCGATTAATGCGTCACAATCGCTTGTACACACCCAGGTATATTTCTGATACTTTGTCATACGAGTATTATAGCGGGTACCACTGACATTTACAATAGATTCTAGGGCTTTTTTTATGTGAGCCGTAACACACTTTTGCTTCCCTTAACATTGGGGGCCATCTCATATATTGATATGCGACCCATAACGGACTTGAACCGTCGGCCTCTACCGTGACAGGGTAGCGCTCTAACCAACTGAGCTAATGGATCAAGAAAAAATTGTGAGCAGTTTTGAATCTTGCTCAGGATTTATTTATTTAGAAAGCAGAAACCAATTTCTTGATTTTGTTTTTTTCAGCAGTTAGAATTGGGTCAAAGCCTGATGCACCTGCCATAAGTGTTTCAGAATTGCCACGACCTGAACGATAATAATCAAGGCGCTCAGTTAGTGCATTGAACGCACCCCACTTTGTTCCCTTGATGTTAGCGTTAGTTGGTGAGTTATGATAAAGGTCATCAAGAAGCACAACCTTATTCTCCCACTTAGTAAGAGCAACTTTTGCTGCATCTTTATCTGGCTTAGGATAAATTGTCTGAATCAACTTAGAGAATTCAGCATCAGTAATTGCCTGAGTGTAAAGCGATTGCGCTTCTTTCTCAAACTCATCAAAGTATCCAAGAGCAAGCCCAAGAGTTTCACGAGCAACTTGAATGCGCCCGTCAACAGATTGTGTATGACGAATCTTGAATGATTGCTTAGCATTACGCATTGCAAGATTCAAAGTGTTTTGGCATACAACACGAACAGGAGTAACGGCTGCCTGAACGGCAACAGAACCATCGTGTGAAGTCCATACAATGAGATAAAGTTTTGTCTCATCGTTAGCGCCTTGTGGGTCAAGAACCATTGTGCGTGGAATGTCCACAGTTCCGAAAACCACTTTGCCCTTCTTTAGTGAGCCAGCAGATTCCCAACGGCAATCGGCATTGGCATCGTGAATTGCATCAGCGAATGCGAATAGTTCCTCATTCTGCACAGGCTTGTAACGCTTGCCAACAGTTGCGAGAACATCTACACCTTTGTTGAATGGGTTATCACGAATAACCAACTGGGCTTGTGATACATCATTCCAAGATTCTGAAATGTGGTCGGTCAATGGAGATAAGCGAACATTCCAATTAGAAAGTTTTGCTTCATCAAGCATTAGACTAGTAGTAACTTCCTCATCTTTTGTAAAGATGCGGTTAGCGAGATTGTGCCAAGCAGGAGCGCCACGAAGTGCAAATGCAACTTCGCCATTTTCCATTTCTAGATTATGAGCCATTTTTATTTCCTTTCGTTTGATTAGTCATAAGTATAACATCTGCCACTGACATTGTCTAGGATTAAATACAATATGTCCGAATTGAGCGGTGTGATCATTCTCACAAATTTTCAGGGTTATCCACAGGTGGTCGTAACGTTGTGGATAACCCCTCACCATTGGGGGCCGAGCTCGGGATTAACTCCCGAAGTCGATCCTTGAAGCTTTGCTAAGCATTTGCTTATTAAAATTTACAATAGTTTCATCTAGAAACATTGCGGTTATTTTCTTTTTCTTTACGTTATCAAAAACGTAAGCATTTATTTTGCCGCTGAATTTATTTAGATTACTAAAAACTAATTCAGTTAGGTATTCTTTATCTACGCCTTGCTCTGAATAAATTGTTACATCATTTGCTTTGTTTGCGTCATAGATTTCTACACGATAACGATTTGCCATTGTATTGCCTTTGTTAGTAGTTTCCCGAAGGAGAGCAGTTTGGCGACATACTCAGGTCGTTTGGGTTCAGGACTTTAGTTCTGCCCCCCAAATTACTTAGAGATACTTAGCAATCTGCTTCATTGTAGAAGCATTTACTGTTTCCTCATCTGTCATTTTGAGAATTGTTAGGGCATTTGTGATGTCCTCTTTCATCTCACGATACTGGTGCTGATGAATTGTATCAAAATCCTTTTCAGGTTCAGTAGGGAAGTTGCCTTCTTTTGTGATGATGTCAAAATCAACATTGAGAGTGTTGTTCCATTGACGATAGTTTGTGCGAAGGTTCTCAGCCTTTGAGAAGTTAGCAATAGCCCACTTACCAATTTCCTTGCGCCACGCTTCTACCGCTTTGGTGTGCTTTGCTTCTTTTGCTTCTTGTGTTGCGTAGTTAGTTTCTAACTCAGCAAGACGAGCCTCTAGTGCCTTGATTACTTTGGTCGTTGCGACCTTTACTGTGATTTGTCTGCTCATTTGTTGCCTTTCGTTGGTTGGTTGTTGTTATGGATAGTATAGCAGGGGGGTCTGACATTTCCACCCGAAGGTGGAGAGTTCTTACTTACGACATTGGACTAGATACTCTCAAAACTGTCCCTGTTTCGTTCTAGGTTATGCGCCTAGAAGGGTCTTAGCAGATACTGAAGTCCAGCGAGTTTCTTTGCTAGGCATTTCTAGCAAGACACGCACCGAGCCAGATGCTTGTGGGTGTATCTCTTTGATAACACCTGTTCTTTTTGACTTTAGAGTAGTGAATAAATCACCAATCTGATAGAGTTTGCCTTCTATTGTCATTTTTGCCTCTTTTCTGTGTAGGGTAGTAGTATAGCATTGGGGTCTGACATTAGTCTAGCCCTATCTCATTATTTGAGATTTCAAGCGTGTGAGTTATCTCACACGCCTAATTCTGATCTTAGTATTCGCTCTCAGGTAGCCAAGCGTCTAGGTGGTGTTGTTCTATGATAGCCCAAGCGGGTGCGTGTGTATTTCCTTTATACGATACGCCTTTAGGCATTTCAATTAGTCTATCTGTATCTTCCTCATAGAATGCGTCAATAGCATCTATGCAAGGTTGCACCATAGATAGCGGAACGGGCGGGTAATGATTACCCTGTAAGTGATAAGCAATACCTTGTTCTAAATCTAATTCTGCAAAATCTAACGCTGTGTTGTATCCCATTAGTTATTCTCCTCATCTTCAAAATCTTTCTCGGACATTTCTTCATACTCTCCCGTTTCATCGTTGTATTTTAGGTGAGTATAGATAATTACCTGTCCATAGTTATCTACATCATCGGAAGCGTTGGGAGCAATCTTTGTTAGTTTAGTCATAAAATCGTAGTGGTTCATTAGTTACTTTCTGCAATAGTTACTTCAGCCCAAGTGTTATTTTCATTAGCAAGTGGTAATACATTAGACATACCAAGTGCGTGTAGTGTTGCTTCCTTGCACATTTGCTCAATAGACTTTTGGTCAAGAGCAATTAGCGTAGGTAGTAAATTAGCGGGAATTTTATCCAAGTCAATAATTGCCTCGAATACAACTGTGTGTGGAACCTTCATTAGATTAGACATAACTTACCTTTCGTTGTTGGATAAGAGTATTTTAGCATAACCCACTGACATTACCTAATCCATCCTCGGCGTGTCGCAGCTTTTGTGATATTTCTCACAATTCCAGGGGTTGTGGATAACTGCCGTAAGCCTGTGGATAACCCCCTACATATAGGGGCCGAGCTGACAATTGTCAACTCGACACACCGTTATTTTTTCTCCCAACGATAGGGCACATCATCTTTACCGTCATGGTCATTGTCAATTTTCATTCCCCTCCACATATATATTGCTAGCACAATTGGTGAGCACAAGAAACAAATTAATATGATTCCGATCAAAGATCCAATTACGTCATACATTATTTTTTACTCGCAGAAAATCTAATATCCGCTTTACCGTAGACACACAGTCCACACGATACGCAGGCGGACCCTGCATTGCTAATCAGTGGAATGCTTTTCATATTCTCAGGACACTTAGCACCAGGCTTGCCAGTCAATTCTTTCATTGTACTTTCGGTTACGGCGAATGTCTTTCCTAGGTAGGCAAGTCGAATACCTTCATTTACTTTTAGTTCGTGGCCGATTTCTTTATTATCATCATCGGTAGAATAATACAGTGAGAGATTAGATACATCTTTCAAAATAAGCGCTGCAGCCTTCACACGTGTGTAAACCCAAAATTGAATGTCGGGATGATTTTCGATAACAGTCTTCCAGGCATAAGTGTAAGTATCATTGAAAAAGTCGCCGTCCCAGTGGATACGGAATAACTTAGGAGCGTCTTTCTTATTACAATCGGCAACGAATTCCATAATCATTTCATTTAGAAGAGAGACCATAGTATTGCTATCGGCGTCCTTTAGTAGGGCCCAATTGTGTAACAGATTAGTTTTTACACCAGGGAATAACTTTTCTAGTTTTCCCGCATAGCAGACACTCTCGCAAATAGACGTTGCGCCAGGACAAGAATAATTCTTTCCAGCAGGTAATCCGAACGTGTTAGCAATTGCGGCTTGCTTTCCATTTTTTGTGACAAGGTTAGCCACCTTTCTATCGTTGGAGCGTTTCAGTTTCATTGGACCTCAATCGTTGGTTGAATGGCAAGTATAGCAGAATGGACTGACATATTCCAATCCTAGCGCAAATTTCCAGGGTGTTTTTGATCACACCCGTAACGACACGCCCGACCCCGTGCCTTTGCGGGCCAAGCTGCGGGCTATTGATCGAATTTATTTTTATGTTTTATTTTGCGTGTGTATTTTTTTTTATTGCGAACAGGTTGCGCCGCATTACTGCGACGCAATTCCTGAATTCGCTTTACTTTATCTTGAAGTGAAGTTAGGAACATTATATCCACTCGCTTCGTGAAATCGTTTTACATCAAATCGCTCATTATCAACCGCAAACATTTCAGCGAAATCATTTACAATTTTAGAAAATACAGCGGGGTGAATTTTATTGCTCGCATACTTTAGAATTTCTGCGGTTGCGACATAATCTTTGCGTGTCATCATTTTTCTACGACCCTTCTGCCTTCACGATAGAATATTTTGGTATAGCATTTTCCGCTAGGTGTATAAAGGTTTACAGTTGAGTATTTATCTGCAAATCCCCAGTCAATAAATTTTGCAAACTCTTTATGTGCCTGCAATTCATCTGAGTATTCTAATACACAGTATGGCTTAGTAGCCTCATCATAGGTTACAGTTATTTTATACATTAGTTTCCCTTTCTTTAGTTACACATTCGCATTGTTGAATTACTATTGTATCAGTTGCCACTGACACGATTGCGAGAGTATCGCAATTATCGCAAATCCACATTCCAGCAATTTCGCTCATTTATTTATTCTCCTGAAAAAATCCTAGTGGATTACAATCGCAAGCCTCGACATCATAATCGGTTTCATTTCCAAAAAATTGCCAGCCTTGACCATTACAGGTTTCACACTCTAAAATCTGAGTGTATAATTCTTTCATTCTACCCATTATTCCTCACACTCACATTCTTTAGAGTAATCAAATTCGCAAAAGTAGCAACCCATAAGTTCGCTATGCGCTTTACATTGGTAGCGGAATTGACTTTCATCGCAACACATAAAAGTGTAATCCCAAATCCAGTAGAATTCGTTTTGGTCAATTACGGCGGTCAAATTATTCACCTACCTTTACGGCAACAGTTGCGAATTTATTTCGCAGACCGCCAGCACGGACTTCGATTAGAAACGCTTCAGTTTTATCGCCATACCAAATTTCGGGGCGAGGCTTAGCGGATACAATTTCGCCAAAAAAGTGGCGATTGCGTGAGCGGTAGTTTTGTCCTACAAGTAGGCTTTCGATTGTGTAGAGTTTGGTAGCCATTGGGCAGACCTTCTTTCGTTTGTTGTTATGTATGGAATTATACACGAACCCACTGACATTTTCACATTACTAGCCAGTAAGTCCAAATATTGAGACGCTCAAGTCGTGTGATACTAATCACATAAAAATGTCCGTTTTGTCTGTCAAATCGACACGCCGTAAAATTCCAGGGTTTTTATAACTCTTTCATAACGACACGCCCGACCCCGTGCTTATGGGGGCGGATCACCTTTTGTCAAGGCGACACGCCGCTATCTATTGATAATCTTTTAGAATTTTTTCTAATTCGTTTATTTGTTCATCGGTAAGATGATCCAGCTGAATTGCTTTTTCAAATCCAAATAATTCGCTCATTCGTTTTCCATTTCTGCTAAATAATCTTCGTGTTCAATAAGCCCGATTGAAAATGCGATAGGGTCGCAACATTCCAAAATCTCGGCGGGTGTAAAAGTTGAATAACCAATTTTTACAGTAGGATAAATATCATTTAGTAAATCAATAAAACTTTCTTTGATTTCTAAATCAATTTCAAATTGCGATTTCATCTGCAACCTCTTTCCATTCGAAACAATAAGAGTCGGAAACAAAAGTGTGTTTCACAACGCTATCAAATAAAGATAACGCCATTTCTTCATCTTCTGCATCTATGTCTAGCCAAACGCCGAATGTGTATTTTTTCATTAGAGCGCACCTTCCTGAAATAAACCAATTTCTAAATCTAATAATTCGTTAGGTGTTGCTTCGGATAAATCTACCCAGCCAGCACCTTCCTCATCTATGCGAAAGATTTCTACATAACCCATTAGTTAGCCTCCTTAGTATTGAATAGAGAGGACATCTTATCATTAGCCTCTGACATTGTTGCGATAGCCTTCAATAGACTTTCCTTGCGTGTGGCTTCTACATAAGCCTTGTATTCATCTAGGTTCATTTCTGACCTTCTTTCGTTGTTAGTTATAGTAGGTATTATACACGAGCAGACCGACATTATCCAATCGACACGCCGTGTTTTCATAAATCTTTTTATGTGATAAATCTCACACGACACGCCCGAAGTTATCCACAAAAATCCAGGGGTTATCCACAATACCCGTAACGACACGCCCGACCCCGTGCCTTTGCGGGCCAGCTTGATTGTCAAGCCGACACGCCGTAGCGCTAGTTTAATTTATTATGAATTATGTCACGGATTACTAGGCGTAGCATTAGCAGGGTAGGTATTCCGATCCCGATCTGCACGGCGGTAGTTAGTAGGCGATTAGTAGTCATTATTCACACTCCCCGCAATAGCAATTCCCTAATTCTTTATTGTTGCATTCTTCTTTAGTTAGTGACGGCTCCCATTGACGCATTGTATCCATTTACTTACGCTTCTTTCTTTTATAGATAATAACACCTAACGCAATAGACCAACCTACAATTAGTAATTGCCAAGATAGCGCTACATAGCACCAGTTAGTATCTAGTTCTAATCCGTATCCGTTTAGTTCTAGTGTCATTATTAGTTATCCCAACTTAGTGCGAATACTTTTGCTAGTTCTTCATCATCAACATCATCAAAGTCATCAACGGGTGGTTGTTCTTCATCTACCTCATCAAGGTATGCGTATGCGTCTGATACATCTGATTGTATTGACTCGTATTTATTTATTGAGTTAGTATTGTAAGAGTATGCGTATGTCATTAGTTCTGTGTTACCTTTCTCATGTGTGCTACAACATTTTTAGAAACCTTTTGTAGTTCGGTTACTGTCTTATTCATTTCATCTGCGCTAGTAGCGGTGAAATCTACGCCCAACAGTTGAGCGCCGTCCCATAGTGAGTATGTGATTGTCATTGTCTGTTCTTCTTTCGTTAGTAGTTGGTTAGTTGTTGAGCGGTTATTTGCTAGGCTCACCTTTCGGATTATTTGCTAGGCTCACGCTCTAATTCTTTATTTATTTGTATGTCGCTATTGTAGCCGATAGGGCTGACATTTACTAGCCGACACGCTACCTATTCGGTGTGAGTTACCTCACACAACAAGCGCAATAGGTCGGTAGGCTAAAGAGGTGCTTTAGCAACGCCTTTCGCTCATAGGTAGTCAATTCGGGGTGGTTAGACTTCACGCCCCCGTGTTGGTATTCATAGACTATTTTGTCTAGTGTAGTTTGAGTAAGCATTTGCTTATCTCCTTTCGTTTGTTCTTATAGTATAACTCTAGCAGGGGGGACTGACATTTAGGGGGGTTACTTGCCAGTATTCTAAAAAAACTTTTGTGAGTCGCATCACACTCACGCTCAGACTCGTAAGCGTATGGGCGCACTATCGGGCAAATCGGACATTTATAAATGTGTGTATCATACAAATTAAAATAATATTAACATTTTCTCTAATTTCAAAACGAGGGCGGGGAAAAAATATTTTCTGGATCCATTGACTTACGAAAATCCCAAATGCTATACTGTAAACCTTGGACAGTTTTCGGAGATAATATCAAGGGGTTAAACTCCAAGTGCGATGATGACGGAAGTTGTATTCTACAATTACTTTCAGATAATAGCAACAGCTCTAACCGATGAATGGCGGATTTATACTCTGATCATTTCGGGGTTCTCTTTTAGAAAGTATAAAAGGGGTATAGGGGTTGTATGCTTAAATTCTGGAAGTTATCATTAAAAAGATAAAAACAAATATAGAAGATATACTTCTAAAAAAATATTTTACTAACATTTAGTAGAATGTATAAACTAGTCGACTAGGATATCACATGTCATTAAATATATACGTTTATGATTTAGCTATTAAAGTAGCAATCATGGCATCTTCACCAGAAGAAGCAGAAACAAAATTAGATCAAGGACAAGCACAACAAATTTCTATGGATCGAGTTCTTGTAAGCACTACAGAAGTACCTAACTAATAAACAAACTATAATATAATAGGGGTATGTCTCCAGAGAAGATATCGATCAAGAAACAAAAAGAATTCCTGGCACAATATTTAAAAGATCTTAAAGAAAAAAATCCTTGTATGGATTGTAAAATATCGTATCCCTATTATATGATGGACTTTGATCATGTTAGAGGAACTAAGCAAGCAAACGTGGCGGAACTGATCAATACGTTATCTAAGAAACGATTAGATGCAGAAATAGCCAAATGTGAAATTGTATGTTCAAATTGCCACAGAGCTAGAACATATTTAAGAAAAAACGGGAAGAAGATAAAATGAAATTCTGTACATATTGCGATAAGCTCTCATATACATCTAAAATAACCAGAGATGGTAAAACAGTATATTACTGTGATGATCATGCATATAATATCTCAGTTGACTAGGATTATGGTATAATATTATTATGAAAAAAATCTATGCTTTTTTAACGATAATTGCGACAGCAATCTTATCAGGTGTAGCTTTGTCTAAATTTTTAAAATGGGCGGGACAGCAAGAAGATATCTTTGATTTTGACCTAAATGAAGAGATAGACAATGAACAGTTCTAAAATATTCGTATGGTCATTACTAGCTATCTTGGTTACATACTACTCATTGGTGATTATAACTAGATGAGTACAATATTAAATGCTGTCTATATGGGATTCTATTATTTATTTGCTCCAGTGATTTCTCTGGTTATATTATCTTCTATTGGCTTATATATCAAAAGCTTTAAATCCGAATTTTAATTCTCCCGCCCTTTTAGAGGCCTCTTGTATCGGAGATATCAATTATGGCCCTTCAAGGGCTCAAAGACCCCGTAGAGGGCGTGTAAGGCATATTCTGCAAATGATCATAGATTGAAATATGGGCTCTTCTTTCGACGGCGCACTTTTTTCGCACTTTTTGCACTATATGACCAAATTGTCCATATATAGAAAAAATCCCATTCAGAGGCGGATCCGAATGGGACTTTCTAGTGTATTGCTACACATTATATAGGGAGACATTGCTGCCGTCACCTACACATCTTAATTGTAAGTCAGGTTATTTTATATGTCAAGCGTTTTCAGTTGACTTGTATTCTTCAACTGGAGGTGCAAATGCTGGAGCGGGTCCAAGAAGGAATCCTTTTTCATGATACTCCATCATCTTAGATACGTCATCACCATCAACCATCTTATTGGCTATTAGGGTTAAAAGATCATAGATTCTATGAAGCATAATATAGGTAACCATAGGAAGGCTATCTTCTAAATCAGTAGTTACTGGAACTGAGTCAATATTTTCTAAATTATCCAATTTGTCCATCCCTTGGAATTGAGTCAAAAAGATTTGGGTCTAAATATTCATCATCTATCATTATTGTTTGATTCCACATTGAGGATTCAAAATTTGCTGGAAGATCTGGAGTTGCATTGCAACTACATATTCCGCCACATTTACATTCAGTCATTACTTTACTCCATCTACAAGTTTAATAATTCTATTATAGGCTTCTACCCCAATAGTATTTTTGTAATCACAAGACAAACAATATAAAAATATGTTTTCTTGCATATCCTGATTAGGATAAAGAGGACCTTGATCCATGGGGCATAAAAGCTCTGGAACAAGGCCCTCTTTTGATAAAGAGAGATACTTCGATACATATTGTATCTTCATTTATCCTACTTCTTTTCAGTTGTTGGGAATCGCAATAGCCATTCCTGTGCTTTAGGGGTCATGCCCTTCCAGCTGGACCAATCTTGACCGCCATTGGTCATGTAGTACGTTATCTCTGCGTTTGTTACTGGGTCGAATAACTCTTTGTTACTCTTTAGGTCGAACTTCTCAAGTCTTTCAGGACCAAGATTTCCGATCATGTTTATCTGGAATACTCCGTAAGAACTATCTCCAGTTTTCTTATCCCCGTTATATGCAAGCGGTCTTCCGTTAGATTCACGCTTTGCTATTGACCAAGCTTTTTTAAGGCCTGCTCCTTCGAATCCTACAGTCTTAAGTAGTAATACTAACTCTTGATCTGTAAGCATCTCAGATGAACTGTAAATTTCATTACTGAACTTATCTAAGACTTCTTGCTTTAGTTGGGCTTCAGTTTTCACTAAAGGTTTTACTGTTAAGGCATTTGCTGGCTGTACGGGAAACAAAAATAATGTTATCATTACAATTGTAACCACATTGTGAGCCAAATCACTTACCTGTTGTTTTATTTTCTCCATTGGCATTTCCTCCTCTAGAGATAACGAACTCTAAGCATAACATTAATTGCATAAGCCTGTCAAGCCAGTCAACTAGAATAAATATGAAGTATACGTGTATAGTTGCCTAATAATATTTTAAAATAAAGGATATAAATATATTTTACGCTTCCCATATGAATAGTTGTTTGGTAGAATAGGATCTTCACACTAAATTTAAATTAACCGCTAGGCGGAGAAACAGGTATTATAAATGTCTAAGACTATTGCAAACCCATACGAAAATTTTATTGCGTTATCCAGATATGCAAGATGGATATCAGAAGATAATCGCCGTGAAACATGGGGTGAGACAGTAGATAGATATTTTAGCTTTATGCTAAATCATTTAAAACAAAATTATAATTATATTCCAGATGAGAAGCTTGTTGCGGAATTAAAAAACGGTGTATTTGAAAGAAACGTCATGCCATCTATGCGCTCTGTTATGACTTCAGGAGCAGCATTAGAAAGAGATAATGTAGCAGGATACAATTGTGCTTTTCTTCCAGTTGACTCTGCACGTTCATTTGATGAGACAATGTATATTCTTATGTGTGGCACTGGCGTAGGATTCTCTGTTGAGTATAAGTATATTAATAAACTTCCTCCCGTCCCTGAATCACTAGAGAAGTCAACAACAGTAATTACAGTAGAAGATTCAAAGCAAGGTTGGGCAAAAGCATATCGTGAGTTGCTAGCGTTACTTTGGTCTGGACAGATTCCTGCAATTGATGTATCTAAGGTGCGTCCCGCAGGCGCAAGACTTAAGACAATGGGCGGAAGATCATCAGGTCCACAACCTCTTATTAATTTATTTGATTTTACAATTGCAAAGTTTAAGAGCGCTACAGGAAGAAGCCTTAAGCCAATTGAATGCCACGATATTATGTGCAAGATTGGTGAAGTGGTTGTTGTAGGCGGAGTTCGTAGATCAGCAATGATTTCTCTTTCTAACATTAACGATATTGAGATGGCACAGGCCAAGTCAGGTAACTGGTGGGAAGCAAATACACAACGTGCTTTATCTAACAACTCTGTTGCGTACTCACGCAAGCCAGATATGGAGCAGTTTATTGCAGAATGGAAATCTCTATATGATTCAAAGTCAGGAGAACGAGGTATATACAATGTGGCCGCAGCTCAAGCCCAAGCAGCCAAGTATGGAAGAAGAGATCCAGATATACACTATGGAACTA